GACCCTAACAACAGACACTACCAAGCAATCCAAGAATGGGTAGCTGAAGGCAACAAGATAGAGGAAGCTGATTGATGGCACATATATACGATTTAAATCCACACTTAAAACCAAAACCAAAACCAAAGGCTGTAGAAGAAAAACCAAAGCCGGCAAAAAAAGGTAGGCCAAAGAAAGAGGTCAAAGAGTAATGTCTAAACCCACAATGACAAGCTTACAAAGTGAAATAAATAGTCTCAAAACAATCATGGAAGATTTAAGTTCCAGGACAAGACGTTTGGAAAATGGTCTCTATGCTGGGATGGGATCTATTATCTTACTTCTAATAGGCTTGTTAGTGAGGTAAAGAAATGCTTGAAGCACTGGCATTGGCTAATGGTGCTTATGCGATAATTAAACAAACGATACAAAACGGCAGAGAGCTATCGAGTGCTGGTTCAGCAATAGCCAAATTTGTAAGTGCAGAAGATCAACTACAACAAGATTTACATAAAAAGAAAAACAGCATGTGGACTGCTTTCCTAGGTAAAACAGATAATGACCTAGAAGAGTTCATGGCCCTGGAAGAAATCAGACGTAAAAAGGATACGATTCGTGAGTATATGCAATTATACGGGAGGCCAGGATTGTATACGGATTGGGTTGCATATTGCTCTGAAGCCAGGAGAAAAAGGAAAGAAGCATTGATTGCCAGGAAAAAAAAACGACAGCAAATGCAAGATTTAATTTTGAAAATTATTTTAGGAATTTTAGTAGCTGGTTTACTAGCTGGTGTAGTTACAGTTTTAGCTATCATTGCAAAAAAGAAAGGTATTATATAATATAAATCCTAGAGGAGTGTCTAACAATGAAACATAAAAAAGAACTTACTAAACGTCAGGAAGATACAATGAAGAAACATTCAAAGCATCACACATCAAAGCATATGCGATTGATGAGATCAAAGATGATGCAAGGAATGTCATTCGGTGATGCTCACAAACTAGCACAAAAGAAAGTTGGCAAGTAATGACTGATAAAAAGCCATTATCAGATTGGGCCAATGTAAAGGTAAGTGACAATTCTTTTGAGTTGTCTTTACGAATACTTGGTAACGAGTTTGTGGCAATCAAGATCGGATCAACAAACTTCAGTGGTAAACTTATTGCTGGTGGAATTTTGTTATTATTTTTTACTCTAATTTTGTTAGAGGGTTTTGGTCTAAATGAAATGTTGAAAGGAAGTTAGAATGTTACAAGCATTGATAGGTCCAGTTACTGGACTACTCGATAAGTTCATACCTGATGCAGATCAGAAGGCAAAGCTTGCTCACGAGATAGCAACAATGTCTGAGAAGCATGCTCAAGAGATAGCCCTGGCACAAATCAAAGTAAATGAAGCAGAAGCCAAAGGTAACTGGTTTCAATCATCCTGGAGACCAGCAATAGCCTGGGTATGTGTTCTAGGTTTTCTTGTGAATTTTTTAGTCAGTCCAATATGTGCTGGGTTTGGTGTTGTTATTCCCCAGGCTGATACTGGAACAATGCTTCCGGTTTTATTAGGCATGCTGGGCCTTGGAACTATGAGAACTGTAGAACGTCTAAAAGGAAAGGATAGAAAATGAAGAAGCCCTACCCTAAAGAAAAGTTCAAACGGAAGTTTGCCAAAGTTCCTAAGACTAAAAAAGGAGTACCAATAAAATATGTAGCTGGTGCAAAGAACCCTTCAGCTAGAGAAGCAGAAATAAAAAGAACTGCCAGGTTATACAAAGAAGGAAAGCTTACACCAGCAATGATGGATAGAATTAGCAAGCAAAGGAGTAAAGGATAATGGCTAAATTTAGTAGTGTTCCAGGTGCTTCACGATTTAGTGAAGCTACATTAAATAAAGTTTATCGGAGGGGTCTGTGACCCCCTTGGGGGGTATTCTAGGTGCATATTATTCGTCAGGTAGTAGACCCAAAACATCAGCTCATGCTTGGGCGATGGGTCGTGTGAAAAGTTTTGTTTCAGGTAAAGGTGGAGCAAGAAAGGCAGATAAAGATTTATTAAAGAAAGGATAAAATTATGCCAGGTAACTATGGGAGCTATTCTCCAAAACAAAAAAAGATTGCGAAGATGTCAGGCAACAAAAAGAAGATGGAAGCATCTGATTTTAAAAAGCTTAGAATGTTTGCTAAGAAGAAAAAGAAAACAGCGACTGCCTAATGGACATAGAAAAACTTAGAGACCAACTCAAGATAGATGAGGGTTGTGTCTATTCTGTGTATTTGGACCACTTAAATTTACCCACGATAGGAATCGGTCACCTGGTGACTGAGTGGGATGATGAGTATGGTAAACCAGTTGGCACTGAAGTATCTGAGGATAGAGTAAATGAACTGTTTGATCAGGATGTCCAGGTAACTATCGATGAGTGTAAGTTATTATATAATGACTTTGATGAGTTGCCGGAAGAAGCTCAACAGATCATAGCAAACATGATGTTCAATATGGGAAGGCCGAGGTTGTCCAGGTTTCACAAAATGAAGAAGGCAGTTGATGCTAGAGATTGGGTTGAAGCTGGTAATCAAATGAAAGACTCTCGCTGGTACAATCAAGTAACAGCGAGAGCAGAAAGATTAGTTGAGAGAATGAAATCAATCTAGTACTAGAGCTAATGCTCTTTTACGACCAGCTAGTTTTTTTAGCCACCCTCTTTCGACCATACCTTTGATATGAAATTGTATCGTTGATATAGCTACGATATTAAAGTGGTCAGCTATTTCCCATTGCAATGGCATCTCACCATTTTCTTCAAAGTAACTTTTCATAAAGTTAAATATCTCAACTTGTTTCTTAGTCATTGGTATCTTAGTCATTGTTTGTCTCCTGATCAGAATAAGTTGAACTGTATCTCTCAACCATCATATCCAATTCAGATTGCTCCAATGGATCAAGTTTAGAAATTGTCTCAGAATTTTTTTGTCTTAAATCCCTAAAGAAGTTTTTCTTCATGTCACTAGGTTTGTCTAACTTGGTAATTTTATCCAGGGTATCTGAAAATTTTAGGATGAAATCACTAGGATTACTGTAAACAATGGGCTGATGATCACCGATAAAATGCATTATGTATTTAACGTCTGTTTCAGCCTTCTCTAGCGACTTAACTTGTTTTTTGATATCATTAATCATGTTGGTATCGTTACTGCTCTCAGTGACGTTCCTAGGATCTTTTTTTTCCGGGTAATCTATAGCTTCCTCAGCAGTGATCAATCCTTTGATTGCATCCGGAAATGCATCTCTCAAAGCAAAGCCCCTGGCCCTAAGTTGTAACATTCTTTTAGGATAGTTCTTCCAAGGACCAGGTTTGTTAGTGAGGTTAGCTCGTTGAGCATCCTTGTATGAGAACTCGGACCTGGTTTCTTCTATCTCACCATGCACATTTCTTTTGACCAGGCATACTGCTTTATCTTCTTCTTCGATATAAGTCTCACTGATACCTCTCCAATCAGGATGTGCCTTGCATACAGCAATCATAGAATCTCCCCATAGTGATGGCCTACCATTTATGACTGCAATATTCTGAAGAGCTTGCATAGGTGCTAGGCCAATCTCATATCCCCACTGAATAGCTACCAGGATATTATTGGGATTGCCCTGGAAGTCTTTTGGAATATGAGTTGATGATGCTAGAAACTTCGAGAACTCCATAGCTTCTGTCATGTTGGTTGGATTTAAAGTTGGTAATGTCATTTACTTCTCCTTCTTTTCAATTTTAAATTTTCTGTACCAAGATGCTTCCTTTGCTGGCACTGTCTTTTCCGGTTGTGCTTTTCTTTTGACAATAGGATTGAGTATTCTGTACTCCCCTATCTCAGCTATCTCTGCATCATTCTGTTCCATAACAAGCTCTAATGCTTCCTGGCATTCTTGCCTGGTGGTTGACCATTCCCTCACCTCAGCATCAGCCTTGGCCCAATCCATAGCTATACGAATGACTTCATTCTTAGTCTGAAGATGGTCCAGGTTTATGGTGTAGGGTTTGCCATTATCTAATGGTGGATATGGTTCATCCAGGTCTACCTTCTGCCAAAACTCAGCGACCTTTTCCATGATGATAGCATGAAGTTCTTTATCAGCTTTGTAAGGTACAAGGTTTAGTCTTTGTGATTTCCCAAAGATAGCAATGATGCCCCACTTCAACCCACTGCAAAGTAATTGTGTCTGAAGTTGTATAACCTGGTCAGCCCTGGGAAAGTCATCTGAGTTTGTGGTTTTGATTTCCAATGCACCCATACCAGTAAGGACCATATGACCTTTTGTCTGAGGGTCTTGCATTTTGATCTCACCATCTATCTGCACCATAGCATCTAGAGATGCACACAATCCCAGGTCCGGTATCCTATGTCCATCAGTGACATCATGCACCCTGACATCAGCAACACCCTCACCTATCTTGGCAAGCTTGTCTATTGACCATACAATAATTGCTTCTTCCAGGTAGTTACCTCTTTCCTTTGCATCTTGTGCAAAGTCAGATTCAATGGTAGGAATACCTTGTCTTGCATGAATAGTTTTTTGTCTCTCTCTTTCGTTTGTAGAAAATTTAGTCTGACCCAAAACTATAGCTGGTACTCTTGAAGCACCTAGCTCCTTAGTATCATCTGAATATTTAGCCATTGATCACTCCATAATTCTGAGTGAAGCATGCATCATCAATTAGACATACAAAATGTAGTAGGTAATAGATGTAGACCAATGCAAAGATAGATGCTAGGATAGTACCTAGGACCATCAGTGTGTTTACAAAAGCTGGATGGTTGTGCAAAAAATCAGCAATACTATCTCTTACATGATATATATTATGCGACAAACTGTTATATCCATAACGGCCTTTGTCTCTAAGCCTTTGATTAGTAACCATATTATATCTCCTTCTCATTAATGGTTTTCTTGTACTACCCTTAGAAGTATGTGTCAAAACACCACCTAAATGTAGTAATTCTATTTTAAGTCGTTTGTTATTGTTAGGTTTTCTATTCATTATCTTAGCCCGTGTATGCCGTATAAAAACATGAAGTCTGACCTAGACTTTATACTAAAGTTTGCCCTGGTAATAGCATCTTGTGCATCAAGACATCTTTGAAATACTGACTTACTTGTATCTCGCTGAATAGCTTGTAGGTCCTTGGCCAGTTGTTTAAGCTCCTGGGAAGCATTGCGAATAGTTTTCCTATCAACAATAGGGATTGTTAATCTAACGGCAGTCTTAGCTCCTTTGTAGTGCATGTAGTGTTCGTGATTTAGCACTGCCCTTGCCACCTTCTCTCGTTGTGGCCCGGTCAAAGTTGGAAACAAGTCTGCAATATTATGGCCGTTAATATTTCTTTTGCCAATTTTCTTGATCCTGGTTTCTAAAATTTTGCCAAACTTTGGTTTCATGACATCTCCTTATTTATAACATTATCATTTTGCGAATCCTTATCAATGTTACCTGGTTTGTCACTCAAAGGTGGGTATAGTGTAAAATCATTTTCCACCATATCAGCTAGTCTTGTAAGATCATTCCATCGACCTTTGGTTACATCCTTAGCTAGTGCCTTCCGGTGTTTAAGGTACGATAAAAACCCTTCATAATTAGATGCAGTGCCTTTAAATCCCACACGATTAGGCGATCTATCAACCTCTATCCATCCTTCAGCTTCACACTCTTCG